CGTTCTTTTTCTCAGATGGCACATTTAAATTATTAGGAAATACTTTCTTGAAGATTAATTCATTAACCTTGACTATGAACAATAATCTCCAAGACCGAAGATTCATAGGTGTTGGTAGTAAGGATGTTGCTGAATCAATTCCTGCCCAAAGAACCTATGAGATTTCATTTACTGGACATGTTTCCGATGATGCTCTTTATACTGCTCTTTTGAATGATTCTGAGGATACGACCCAAACGATTGAGTTAGTCTTTACTAAGGCAAATGGAGAAAATATTACCTTAAAGTTTGACGATTACTTTATCAGTGCAAATAACTTCCCAATCCCTGACGATAAAGGGCCATTGGTTGTTGAAGCAACGGTTATGCCGAGAACGCTCAACACTTGCACAGTTAAGACTCATTGGGTTTTGCAGGGGTGATTTTGTGGTATCACGATATAATTTAATCAAGATGGCGCAATCACGACCAAAGAAGAAAGCCGCTAAAAAGAAAGAAGTTAAAAAGGAAGAGCCTAAAAAGACTACGAGTAAGTTAGCAGAATAATATTCCACCAACACCGTTTGTTTGTTTGTTGGTATAGAAGGTGGATAATATGTTAAACGAAAAGAAAGTAATAACTGATAAGAATGCGCTATTTGCGCTTGCAGAACCTACGCTACATTATATTAAAGTAGCACCGAATAAAGAAGAATACCTTAAAGTCTGGGTAAAAGAACCCACATGGCTTGAGGCTGAAAAGGCGTTAAATGCCGTGATGAAGATTGACTCACGGACTCAAAGCCTTGACCTTGATTTGAATGCCATGTATAAATACATGGTTGAGAATTTTATTGACAAAACCGAACCTTCTCTTTCCGCAATTGATATGCTTAGACTAAGCCCATTTGTTGGAAATCAACTTAAAGAAATCCTGCCTAACCCTATGGCTATGATGCAGGAGGATGAAGAAAAAAACGATTAATTGAAGATACGATGAGAGGGCGTAAAGCAGACCCTCAAGCCGTATCTTTAATTATGGTTTATACGCTTTCTAAAGCGTTGGCGATAAGTCCATTAGAAGTATATAAAATGCCAATATCTTTAGCAAAAGATTTATTGACTGTTCACGGAATTACTGAAAAAATAAAGCATGAAGAAATCGAAAAGGTGCGAAAACAGGTGAAGTGAAATGGCTGAAGAAATTGACAAAACAATTCGTTCTTTAGACCAATTAAATAAAGTTACATCATATGGAGCCATAGAATTTCAAGGCTTTAAAAAATCTCTTTTAGAGGCAGCAAACAGCACAAATGCCGCCTCAAAGCGTTGGACGATTTTTAGTCGTCTTGTTTCAGGAACACCTTTATGGAAAATGCAAAACTATCTTAGAGGTGCTTTGGGTATTTTGGCAGAAATGGAAAATACTTCTAGGGCTAACACTAAGGCTATGAGAGAACAAAATGAAAAGATTAATGAGCAAATCAAAGGCTTTAGAAATCTTACAAAAGAAATTACCACTGCAAATAAGATAACTAAATTAAGATTAAATGAAGAACAAGCGATTCTTGATTTAGGAAAAAAAAGACAAAGGGTTGAGAAAAAACTCAAAAAAGAAGAAAAAAAGAGATTTTTCAGAAATGCTGACAAAATAGCACAGAGACAAGGAGAAAGAATTGGTGCGCTAAAGGAATTAAAAGAAAGCAATTCACAAATTCTTGAACAAATAGAATCCCATGAAACATTCAACAGAATACTTTTAGTCACAAATGATAGAGAAAAAGCCACGGTTGCTACGCTAATTAAGATGAATAAACAGTTTGATGTCCAGAAAAAACAAATGAAAGAAGTTCAAAAACTTACCGCAGAATCGTATGCCTTTGATAAATCAAGGATAAAAGTTGCTCAAGAAATAGCAAAGGAAAAGGCAAAGGGGCAAGGAAAGGGAAGAATCGGACAATTTTTTGCGAAAAGAAGAGCAAAAAAAGACGAAAGACTACAAATGGGCGCAGACCAAGAAGCCGCAGAAGAAGCGACATTTAAAGATTTTATGGGGTCTATAGTAGATACAGTTCCGAATACCTTTAAATCACTTAAACCTTTACTTGGAATATTAGCCCCCGTTGCTGGCCTATTTAAATTAACTAAATCTGTATTCTTGCCATTTGGCAAAGATGCAAGAAAGTTTAGAATGAGAATATATAAACTAGGTCAAAGAACAATGAAAGTTTTAGATTTCTTTTTCAAATACATGATGCTTGGTATTGTTGTTGCAGGTGCTATTCTTATCGGCATGAAATACTTCCAAGAGTTGTATAATATTTTAAGTGAAATGGGCGTAGTAGATAGAATCAAAGATTTAGGTAAAGATTTGATGAGCATTTTAGGAGATGTATTTTCTGTCGTAAGTGCGTTTATGAAAGGAGACTATGAGAAAATTGTCCCACTATTAGAAAAAATATTTGATAAGGCCGTTCTT